GGTCTACTTCAACCTTTACTCGAACACCATTAGGTGCCATATATTCAACAAACTGGAATCCTGCTGTAAGAGCATTAGGACTAAGTTCAGAAGAAGTGCGTGATACAACCTTGAGGGCATCACCATTAAGAGTGAACTGAGTCCAACCATTTACTTCCTGCATAACAGCTTTATGGAACTGGATTGCACCTCGCTCACCAGTCTTCAAAAGGAAGTATCTGTCGCCCATAGAAAGCTTAGAGATTGAAAGCTCAAGGAGAGCACGCTCAATAAGCTTAATTGAGAACTTATTATAGTAATGAACATTTGAAACTTCCATCTGCTCAAAGAGACCAGCACCCATGCGGATTTCTTCACCAGATTTACCAATGTTCATATATTCGCCATTCTTATTTCTGTTTGAACGACCAAAAGCAAGGATGTTATTCTTATATTCAGAGAAAGTATTTTCAACTTCCCAGTCTGCGTAGTGCATCCAAGTATTAGCTACAGAAGTCTGCTTAACACCAGAAGTAGTTTCTGACATAATAGGAAGACCTACTGCCAACTTCTTGTTGAGCATATCACCAGGAACTTTATGCTGAATACGAATGTAAGACCACTCATTCCTCATTGCAATAGGAGAGCTGAACCTAACATCACCCACCTTACGAGAGAGCGATTTTTCAATGGGAGCATATTCATAGCTGAATTTCTCACCTGCTTGTAGGCGTTCAGCGGGAATACCATCAGTATTACCACCCATAAGTTCAACCTTGTATCAAGTATGTTATCCCTAAGGCTCTTTATCCTCAGGCTCTTATAGTTTATCATCCTATAAGTTCGGAGTACATATTCAACTCTTAATTGAGTTGTGGACACTCTTGGAGATGTTATATTCTACGTTTATAACCCTTAATTCCTCTATGGATTTTTATTCCATTGTTCTTTAACACATTAGATATTCTATGCTTTCGTGTTTTGTATTTCTTGCTGATGTCAATTATAGACCATCCATCAGAATACAAGTCAATTATATTAGCAATATCTTCGTCTGTCAAATGAACTGGTTTTTTGGGGTTATAAGTATTCAGGATGAGATTTGGATTGTTTAATCTTTTAATAAGGTTATAAACACTGCATCTGCTTATATTAAAATGAGATGCAACTTCTTTTGCAAGAGGTTTAAATTCAATGATGTACTGCTCGAATTTTTTAATATCTATTGAATCTTCTACTCTATGCAAGCTAAAGTAATTTGACGCCTGTCCTCCAAGTGTCAAATTGTAGCCATTATTATACGAATCAAACTTATCAATCCAGTAAGCCTCTCTTTCATTCAATTTATCTATCGGGCATTCTTCTAATAATTCTATCTTAAAATGCTCTTTACCGTATTTATGAATAACTCTTTTTATTAGCATATTGTCACTTCTGTCACTTTTGCTATAACAGCAATGGCCAGTAAATCTTTTTTTTAAAGTCTGAACAGTTTGTCCAATATACAATTTGTCATTCACGTCATTACTTATTAGATAAATCTTTCCTGTTTTAACCATAGTTTCAATCTCTACTCTCTACAATATTAATAACTTTTTAAAGTTACTAATTATCTCGGTATTATCCAAATTAATTTTGAAGGACTTCACCGATTTTGCCCAATTTTATTAACCTGTCACCAGACTAAGCGGCATACAAATCTACCGCGTGTGTTCCCTCCATGCGAGCATTGCCAAGGATTCTCATAGGATAAACCTCATTGAGATTACCTACGATTACTTCACCATCAGCAAACCAATCTTCATCAAACACAAGATAGAAAGGAGCTGTTCCTGCGCCAATCATACCTGCTGTTTCTGTAACTACATTACCTTCTTCATCTCTTGCTTCTACCAAGGGAATATTGCGTCTATTTGAACCTGTAACTTCCCAGTAGATTTCTGAATCATCATCAAACTGCTTAGTAGCAAACTGCGAAAGGAAGGTATCCAAAGTCTTACCTTTATTCCAAGCCAGAAGATTAACCATGACATTGGTTGCCTTCTGGGGAGCTTGCCTAAAGATAGAACCAAGGTGGTTAGCCTTAGTTAGACCCTTCCAGTGCTGAAAGCCAAGCATTTGGTACTTTCTTAGCTGTCCTGCCATAAATAATTAATTTATAAGATTAAAATAAGTTTTAGAAATCAAACTTCCACCCTTTACTCAGGAAAGAGTTAGGGTCTCCTCCATTAGCAAAGTTCAAAGTGCCATCTGAATTTCTGTTAGTATTATTAAGAGTGTTTTCCAATTCAGCCAAACCCTTCTTAACTTCCTTTCTTACTTTACCCTTAGTAAATCCATCAAGGTTTTTGAAACCATCAGTCAGCGTAAAAATAATTCCAAGGTTTTTCACAAAGTCAACCTTGTTCTCAAGCTCATACCTCTGTATGGCTGTATAACTTTTCCCTGTCTTAGGGTCTCTGTAAGTGGGTTTGGAAATATTGTCCACTATCCTTTGACGAGTGTTTTTGTCAATTTCATAATCACCAAATAATTCCTTATCTTCAAGGATTGATTTTTTAAGCTTGGCAACAGAGTCGTCAATCTCTTTTTGCTTCTCATTCTTCTGCTTCTCAGCATCATCAATCAATTTGTCATACTGAGTCTTAAAGAAATCCTTGTTGCTCTCCAAAGCCTCTTTAGCATCTTCTATATCAGTTCCTGCATTAAGAGATTTCTTAACCTCTTTCTGGGCTTTCTCCTGAGAGAATCCTCGGTTAATGTAGTCCTGATAGATTAATTGCTTTCTGAGGTTCTCACCCTGCTCATCTTCTTTTGAGATAAGCTCCTCGGTGATGTTGTTAAGCTGGTATAGTGTATTCTCGTAGTTAGTAATATCATCAGGCTCTACACCAACACCCAAAGCTTTATTAATTCTTTTCTGTGTTTCATCAAGCCCTTCTTGAATCTTATCTTCAATCAGCTTCTTAAAAGCCTCTGCCGAATTAGTCCCTTTAATTACTTCCTCATTGAGTTCAGAGAAAACCCCCTCATCTACAAGAGCCTGAGTAATGGAAGAGAAAATGCTGTTGTTGTTTGAACTTGTAGAATCGGGGGTTTTAATTTCTTTATCATTCTTAGGTTCTTCAACAGTGTTGCCACCATCAAATAGGGTGTCAACATTTACTTCTTCTTCCTTGGGTTCTTGTTTTTCATTAGGCTCATCCTGTTTCTCCTCAGGTGGCTCAGCCTGTTTATCTACAAACAGGTTTTCAATATCCATGTCTGTAAGAATGTTGTCTACTGTTAGTTTATCCATATACTCAGTTTTTAATATTTGCAAGTGCAAAGATAACTTAAATGGTTCACTTAGACAACTGCATAAATCCTGTATTTATATACAATAAAGTAAACCACTTGTAAAAGAAAGGGGGAACAATCCCTTGCTCCCCCAACCAATCACCCTTTAAAATACCTATACACTTTTGAACTATGCAAGTAATCTTCATCTCTGAACCAGAAGGAAACAGCAGATTCGATTACATACTTTTTAATATCTTCATATGAATTAGCTTTAAACCAATCGAAGAACATATTGCAATAATCATGGCACTGTGCATTGATAGCTATATAAACTTCAGGAATGGTTGCTGTATTAGTAGCCAATCCATATTTTATATATACTTCTTTTGCGCAATCCATACTATAGATTTCCCCAGTGTGCTTTGTTCCTCTTGTTCTATGCCACATACCTCTAACGATATTTCTGGCTTCTTGTTCATCCGTTATTCCTTGATTTTGTTTTGCTCTTGTACTTTTACCATTTGTCATTATATCTTCCACAAGCTCCTTCACTGGGTCATAGAGGTTGTGGTCTTTAAGTGCTGTTATTAAATCACACATACTTATAGATTTTTAAGTATTCGTTTAACTGCATTAATTTCCTCAGTTCCAAAACTTGCAACCTTTTGGGTGAATGGAATAGGGACTTTAATACTGCCACTGCCAAACTCAATATCCCCCAAACTTCCTGCTGGAATTGTGAAAGGCTTAGAGTTTATGGCATTGGCAAAAATTTCATCCACCAGGCTATTAAAGTCCACCAT